TCCCCTTGTGAACAAAAATCAACCATTCTATCTATAGCTTTAACACCAACAGGTGAAACACATATCGTATTTCCTGATCCTACCCATGTTACTTTATTAGATTTTATAGATATAATACTAGACTCTTGAGCCATTAAAATAACTTGCTTCATTGTAGTTCTAGGATCATTCATTCCTGCCAAGAATCCTTTAGGATTTTTTTCAGCTTGAATCTTCATGTCCCAACGAACCTCATCAACACTTCTATCTATCTTTATTCCAAGAATTTTAGCATATCCCATAAGTTCATTTACAGGCATTTTAAGGGCTGCTTGCATAGCTTCCATAGTGCTTCCAACTTCCTCTATTTTTTTCTGTGCAGACTTTTCATCATCTTTTACAGTAAATAAAATATTTTTAGATTTAATTCTATGGGGATTGCTACCATTAGCATTACAAGTATCTAAGTATTTTTTTAAAGTTGGATTTGTATGATCTACAAATAAATATCCATTATTAAAAGATATAGGATCCCTCATTTTAGCTGTCTCTGGTTGCTCATCAGCATATATAGATGTTTCTCCAGGAACATATCTAATTTTTCTATTATCACCTTTTATAGGATCAAATATGATATCCTCAGACTTTAATAAAGAAACTATTGGATATTGTGGCATACCATTTTTTCTTTTAGCCTTAGCTACAAGTTGATATATTGTTGGTTTATAATCTTGTTTTTTATTTATAAAGTTTGGAATAAACTTTTTTTCTACAGAAGGTTTTATTTCAACCTTTGTGTTTGTTGGTGGTGTCACCACTCTTCTTTTTGTTTTTGTTGTCATGTCTAAAATTAAATTAAAATGTTAATATTATAGGAGGGGATTGATCCCCTCCAGTAATATATAATTAAATACTGATATTTATTAAGATGCTAATGTAATAGTACAGCTTAAAATATTTGGATGAGCAAACTCTGAGTTTACATCATCGCAAATAACAACAAAACCATTATTACCAGCAATTCCTGGTTTAGATATAGCATTTGCAATACCTTTAAATACATCTAATTCTTTATCAGCAGTTGTAGTTATAGTAACTACATCGTGGTCTCCATCTGCAGTACCACCAATACTACTATCAAATTTCATTAAAATAGTCGAATCAGCAGCAACAGTTAAACCTCTAAGTCTGCTAACTGGAAACATTGCTGCATCATCTGCTGCATCAATGAATATTAACATTTTTGAACCATTATCGTAAGCCATTTTCTTATGTTTTTATATATTAATAATTATGATTTTTTGAATAATAAGAATCTGTTAGGAGCAAACCCTTCAAAACCTCTTTCAGTTCTGTAGTGAGATCTTAACTCATCTTTCTCATTAGTTCTATTTTGTAGAACTGCAGATCCAGTTAACCAGTGTTCCATCTCTCTAGAGTAACCATTAGCAGCTTTATATCTCATTCTTAATGATGGGATACTCTCTCCTGATCTTGGGTCTCTTTGATTATCCATAGGAATACACATTCCAAATCCATTAAACTTAAATCCATCACCACCTAATAAATCAGGTCTGTTAAATAAATCATAAGTTTTTTTGTGGAAAGTATAACCACCTCTAGTAAAAGAGTTAAATCCAAGATTAACAGCTATATCTTTACTATTTGCAAAAGTTCCATAATTAGCACCACCTGCAGCGTAAGCTCCTTGTGCAGCTAATAAATCATCAATATCTAAAGATAAATTAATACCAGAGTAAAGAGCCATTTCTTTAGCACCTCTAAATTTATCTAAAGATTTAACAGCAGCATCAAAATCTGCCATTGTAATTGCTGAAGAACCAAGATCCATAGTCTGACCTTTGTTTTCTATAAACTTTAATAAACCTTCAGTTGTTGATACAAAAGGAGTTGAAGCATCTGAAGCATCTGTATTAGATAAAGTTCCATCACCAGCATCACCTATAATCATTGCAAGTTCGCAGTAATCCATAAATCTTTGATAAGTATCAGCTTCACCTTGTAGATACCATAAGTACCCAGTTCCAAACTCTTGATTATTTACTTTTACATAAATAGCATTTGTTGCTTCAGATCCTGAAACAGAAAAAGATTCTTTAATAATTTGACATCTATTTGAATACTGAATTACTCGTGGTGTAATACCCTCACCTGGTTGATCAGTTCTTTCTGCATAAGCATTACCTACAATACAGAATTTAGTATCTGAACCTGCAGAAGCTCTAGTACCATTAGATACATTTTTAATTGTAAAGTCATTGTTTGGTTGAGCTGCATCTGCTGCGTTTACATAATATAATGCACCTGATCCACCCATAATAATATCACCATCACGAAGAGCAGTGTTTCCACTTCCATCTCCTGCATCATCAAAAGCATTAGCTATTGTAAAATCACCAGTGGATCCTATAGTAGCTTCAAAAGCATTATGAAGGAATGTTTCTTCATAGTGTTCAAATTTTTGTTGAGTAGTTTCTTTTTTTGTTCCTAATAATTCCATAAGACCAGTAATACCTTGATTACCATATCTCTTAATTAGTTGCTCATCTACATCTCTTTTTGCTAATAGATTGCTACCATCAGATGCTGCTGCTAAAAGAGTAGCACTGTTTACGTAGTTTGATGTAGTTGCAACTGCTACATTTGATGGGGTTGGATTCATTGCTGGACTCGACCCTAAACTTACTGTTGCCATAATTTTATATTTTTAATATTTTTAATAATTTATTTTTAACCTAATATTTGTTTTCTTAACATATCTAAAGTTGTTTGCTGTTTCTGAGGTGCCTCTTGTTTGTCTTGTGCAAATGAAGGGTTTTTAATTTCATTAATTACATTCTCTGTACCTTTACTTCTATACTGATTAGCTACACCTCTAATAATTTTATCTATATTATTTAAGATATACATATCTGTATTAAGTTTATCAAAATCCCATGATCCTTGCTCATCTACATATTTATCAAAAAAAGTATCAAGATTGCTATTATAAGATTTAATCTCATCTCTAGCATTATCATCTAACTTATAAACATATTCCTCTCCTTTATCATTCATAGGAAAAGATATACCATCTAAGTCATCAACTTCATTTGACATTTCACCAATCCATGCTTGCCTATCATCATCGCTAAGAACTTCTTGCTTACTTTCAGAAGGCATAGCATACTCTTGTTTTATTTGATTAAAATAATCTCTAGCAGCTTTTGCATCCTTAGTAAGTTGAACTTTACCAGCGTTCATTTCTCTCGCACTATGTTTCTCTTTGTCTGTTCTATATGTTTCAATTAAGTAATCATTTAACTCTGCGTCAGTTAACTTAGGGTTATCTAATCTAATATACTCCCTTAAAACAGCCTCATCAGTAACATTTGATAAATCAACAGTCTGTGTATTAATATAGTCTTGAACTGTTCTTCCTGTAGTTTTTATATAATCATTAATTACTTTTAGCTGATCGCTAGCAAAATCATTACTTTCTACAGGTTGATTATTATTATTCAAGTCATCAAATGAATTTATATCTCTACCTAGCTTTTCGCTTAGGTATTGTAAGACAACTTCATCATCACTAATATCATCAGTCTGATCATTTTTTGGTGCCTCTTCAACACTTGTTTCTTCATTATTTAAAGAACTTTCTTTTGTTAAGTCTACAACATTTGATTCCTCTTGTGTTGTAGTTTTAGATTCTTCTGGTTGGTTTTCATTACCAGTTAAATCTAATATGTTTGGCTCTTGAGTGTTGTTATTAACAACTTCTCCACCTATATTTTTTACTAATTGTTCTCTTATATCCATGTTAATTTAATTTACTTTTTTTGCAAAGTTACTTTATTTAAACTTATAATCAAATATTTTTAATCATTTTCTTCTAAAGGCCCTCTATTTCCTTTTCTTTGTTCTATAAGTTTAGATTGATTTCTTGCAGATTGATTTTGAACTTCTTTTCTCGCTTGTCCTGATATAGATGCAGCTCCTTCTTTTCCTAAATTAGAAAGTTCTATTTCTCTTAATCTTCTTTGATGTTGAGATTGTTCAAATCTTTCTTTTAATTCGAAGTCTAATTGCCTTAATTGTATCTCTGATTCTAGTTTAGCTCTTGCTTTATCTCTTTCTAAAGCTAATTGTGTTTCTAGCTCTTGTTGTTTTAATTGTGCTGACTGTTGAGCAGATTGCTGTTGAAGCATAGCATTTTGTTCAGAGGCTTGTTGTGATAAAAATCTTTGTTCTTCTTGATATTTTTTTCTTCTTAAAATTAACATTTGATTAGACATTTTTACATTTTTAATAGACCTAATTATAATAGCATCTTCTAATCTTAATTCTTTTTGTGCTAAAGAAATTTGTATATTTTGTTCCATTAATTGTCTTTCCTCTTGACTAGGAGATACATCTAATATTATTCCAAACTCATGCAAGGATATTTTTTTCATCATATCTATACTATTCATAGAACCATCTCCTATAACATTAGAATACATAGAATGTAATCCTACAAAATTAACTAAGTCTTGCATTCTCATAGATATACATTCAGATATTCTTTTTGTTACATTTAAATAAGCATCATTAATATCTCTTGTCGCATTATTAGATGCAAGTAAAGCTAGTTTTTGAACCCCTACTAAAGCTTCATTAGATGGTTGAGTTGCATCTCTTGCTTCATTAACACCAGTTACATCTCTAATCATTTGCAAATTATGATTATAAACATTTATAAGGGTTACAAAATCTCTACCTATACCATTTTCTAATTCTGCAATAGGTAAAGCTCCTGTCATATTACCCTCATCATCAATACGTCTATAATATATATTACCAGTTTGATCATATATTTCTTGAAGCTCCATAGGTGTAAATGTACCACCATCTCCTTTAGATACATTTTCTAAAGACCCTACTTCAAAAGCAGCACCTTTTGGTCTTGCTTTAGCAAGTGTGTGTTGTATTTTTAAATGAGCAAGTTGTATTTGATCTGCAAAAGGAATCATTCTGTCAACCAAAGATTTATTTTTCATCTTGTATAAATTTGGCTGATAAACTACATACGATAATTTAGTTTCAGATAAATTAGATTTTGGCCTTGGCATATCTTGCATCATAGAATAATTAAATATATAATCTGTATTTACTATATACTTACCTTTATATATTACCTTTACAGTTGAGCCAATATTTTCTCTTTTATTTTTAGATACTTTTGGAGGTTTATAGTTTGATGGTTTTTTATTTACAGAAAATCCTCCAAAGCTGTTTTCTTTCTTTTCATAATTTAAACTATGACTTGTAATAAACTCTGCGTCTAAAACATTAACACTAAATTTATCATAATCATAAGTTTCATTTCCATTATCATAATAAGCTCTATCACCATAAGTCATAGGATTATTATTTTTACCTGCGTATTCTTTTGCTATTTTCTGATAGTCATCCTCACTAAATTCATCTCCAGCTATTTGTTTTAAATCTGCTATTGTCATAGAATATATTTCACCTGCGTGTCTTATATTTTTATAATCTGGTTTTGATGAGTAAGATGTAATTAAGTTAGCTGGATCAACGTGTCTTATTTTTAATCCACTTACTGGATTTAACTCTATTTTACTAGCACACAACCCTAAAACAACTAAGTCTCTAATCATATATCTTTTAATTAAATCATAGTCATTTATATCTAACGTATAACCTATTGCTTTTTCTAAAGCTAATTCAACATTTTGCTTATAGTTTAAAGACATAAACATATCTATTTCTTCTGCAGTTTCAGCAACAAAATCTTTTTTAGTTAACTCTAACCCAGATATGTCTTCCATATTTTCAAAAAACTTTTTGTTTATCATATCTGCAAACATAGACTTTCTTTTATTTAGTCTTTCCTCTGCAGCTATTGGATCTATAGAAGTTGCCTTTATATCATATTCTTGATTTACCATTCCATTAACAATAACATCTACAAACTTTGGTATTATTGAAACTGGTGTAAAGTCTATATTTAAATAAGCAGTATCACCTTGAACATCTAATAAATCTTTATACTTTCCTATATCTTGACTTCCCTCTGCATAAGCTCTATTTCTAGAGTATCTCATTTTTACATCTCTATAATAAACATCAGAATTTTTACTATAATCATAATACATAGCTTTTAAATAATCAAGCCCATATTCTTTACTAGCTTTTTCCTCGTTGGTAGCTAATGGATTAGGATATCCATTTAATTTATCTTTAGAGTTATTATACATCATGCCTTAATTCTTTTACTATATGTACCTTTAATATTATATTTTTTTACTAAACTATATGTTTTTTTTATTTCTTTTTTCTTTTTTATATATTTTTGCGAAGCTAGTAATGCTAAAGATGAAGATATACTAGCGTCATATTTTGTTCTATTATCTATTTCAAATCTACTCCAATCATCTAAAAGCTTGTTAAAGTAACAAGAACCTACTTCTCCCGTATCAGAATTATAACCTACATAATCATATATATATGAAGCTATAGCTTCTGCTTGTGCATTTATAACTGCTGTTCCTGATCCAGGTATTCCTTTTGTCTTTTGTTTTCCTTTACTCCATTCAGTATGCGTAGTATCAGGTCTATCCATTAAGTATTCATAGTAACCTCTATTTTCAAAGTATTTAATTATTCCTACTTTATTATTTTCAACTAACATTTGACATCCATAAAATACACACATCTTAATCATGTCTTCATAAAATATTTCTGCTTTAGGTGGTCTATTAATGTACTCACATACAAACTGCATAGAAGCACCACTTGCCATACTAAACTTATGAAATACATGAGCAGCAGCATCAGATCTCCTACCATCAGTAGTTGTATCATGGTCATAGGGATCACAACCTGCAACCAAACTATCTGCCCTACCTGGAAACTTTTTATTATTTTTTGATATAATAATATTTTGATTTTCAGATTTAGGAGCCCAACTAATTTCCCACTTACCTTTTTTATGAGGTATCCAAATAACTTCTTTATCTTGTATTCCATTTTTCCAAACAAACTCACCTTTTGTAGTATTTATATTATTTATCAAATTATAATCTATTTGTTCGTAAATTTTTTCAACATCAAATATACAACTTTGTGTGTCATTTCTAAAAGCTTCTTCTATAGTAAATGGAAACTGACGCTTAAATTCTGATAACGATACTGTATCATTCTTTAAAGCATTTCTTCTATTTTCTATATAATCTTTAGCTCCTATATCTATTATCATTTCATCTATTCCCATTATAGGTTTTTCTGGAGTTACAATTACTGATTTGCCATACTCATCTATAAATCCTTCTAAATTGTTATATGCAGGTATAAATAATTTATAAAGTCCACTTTTTGTTCTACCATTTAAATCTTTTTCTGATGAGTCAGAATTATAAAATATATCTTTAAACTCTGCTCCACCATCTTGTTGTTTATTAGCTGTTGAACCCATTAAACATTTTCCTATAACTTTTCTTCCTAGTAGTAAACAAGTTTGTGTAACTCCCCAATTCTTTTTGATAGAATTTTGACCTGTCCATTTTCCTGCCTCATCATGAACTAATAACTTTAACTTCATACCATCATAACTATTATCAGATGTATTTCTCCAATCTATAGTTGTATTTAAAGCTTCTGACTTTTCTATATGTTTTTGATTCTTAGTAATCTTTTTTGCAGGTTCTCTAAAAGCTAACTCTACTCTAGGATTACTAGAACCATCTTGTATAGGTTGAAAAAAGAAAGGATAGTTCCTATAAATCTTAACAACCTTATCTGTAAACATAGCTTTAGCATCAGCTCCAGTTTTAGATAATAATCCAAAATGACTATCGTATGTTTGTGTAGCTAAATTAACTATCTCTGAACTTGCCATGTATGAAAATCCAGATCTACGATTTTTTAAAAAACACATACCATAAGAATTTTTGTCTAGTTTACAAGCTTCCCAAAAAATAAAGAACTCTCTGTTTGCTTCTCTATAATCAGGATACCCAACATCTATTTTACTCCATTGTAAAAACATATAATGAGCTCCTGTTATATAAGTTGGTTCTCCATTATTAAAGAACCACAAACCTTCTCTTCTCCTTCTAAACTCTTCATCTATATAATCTACATAATCTGTAGCATTATCTCTAGTAAGACCAGATGGAAGTTTTTGTCTTTTCCACTTTTGATCTTTCTTTTTTAAATCATAATATAATATATCTTTTTTAAATCTTGGTTTTTTAGGAAGTACAATTTTTAAATTATCATACTCTAATACCTCTCCTTCACTATTATCTAACAAATATATCTTATCATTTTTTTGCATACTTTTCTGCGAAAGAACCTTTAAAGTCTTTCTTTTCTTGAATTAAATTATCACCCTCTCCAATTCTTTCCTCTAAATTTTTTATACCTAAAAGTATTTCTTGACAATCTTCAAAGCATTCTCTTTTTGCTTTTATAGCTTGCCTTCTTTTAGCGTCATCTTCTTCAAGTAAAGGCTTTCCTATTTCTTCTATTAGAACATCTACAGCCTTTTTACTTGCATCTATTAATCTATCTAAAGTTTTTAAAGCGTAATCTTTATTTTTCATATACCCCTAGAATATCAAAGTTTCTCATTCTAAGAAGAGATGAACCATTAATGTTCATATCATACTCAGAATTTTTACTAAACAATACTCTATCTCCAACATTAACACCTTGCTCCTTTAAATCATTATTTATATATACTGCTTCTCCATGAAGCTCCACTTCTTTATCTTCAACATCTAAAATTATACCAGACTTTGTAATTCTTGCTGGTGTTTTTTCTTGTTTTATAAAATTCCAAATTCCTATTGGAATCATTTCTCCATCTCTCTCTACAAGATAAATTTGATTTTTATCTGCTTGATAAATATTTTTATCTTTTATGTAAGATACTTTATTGGTATCTGTTGGTACAAAATGGTGAAACCATATTTTATCACCTTCTTGTACATTTAATTCATTATTCATTGGAACTTTATATACAATTCCAAATTGTCTTGCTAATCTCATAGGATCAAAAGATGTATCTCTATACATTTCTACTCCATTTAGCGTAAAGGTATCTTCTGTTTCTTTGGCTACCTCTATCCAGTATAAGTCTTTTATTGGCTTCATATTAAATTTATTTTACTTCGTATTCTTCTAATTTTTCTGTATTGTATTCTATTGCTGTTGGTTGAGAAAAAAATCTCTTCCAAGGTCTAGAAAACTCCTCAGTTATTTTCTTAACGTATACATCATACACAACTTGTTGATGTTTATACCATGCAGCTTCATCTTGTATGATAGCTGTAACTATAAGAGAACCTCCTAACATTTTTTGACCTACTTGATATGTAAGTCCTTGTTTTAAGTCCCCTATTGTTATTTTTCTTATTATAGGGTTTATAGCTTCCATTTAATTTAATTTATATATTATGCTAATTTTCTTGATAGCTTTATAAAGTGTAAAAATAAAAGAACTGCTGATGCAGAAAGAGCTTGAAGCCCAGCAAAAGGCAATAAGCTTTGCCCAGTGGTTAAAGCTAAAGATTTCACATTACTATCACTTTGTGTTAATCCACCTGCTGTTGTAGCAGTTGAAGTTCTACTTAATCCTTTTCTTTCATTATTTACAAAAACACTTATTTGTCTATTTGAATCTATTCTAATTTTTAATCTATACACAGTGCTAGCCTCTACAACAATTCCCAAATCAGTAACATAATCTACACCACCTACACTATAAACAAAATGTAAATTAGCATTAGTAGTTAAAGTTCCTAAATCATCATTTGTTGCATATAAAAAGTAAGCTTTATGATCTTGATCTGTAAGGTCAGATGGAAAACCACCACCACTTAAACCTACAGCAAATCCTAAATTAGCAACACTTGTAAATGTAGAGATAGAAGTATTAAATTCAACTTCATCATCAGTAGTGTAATTAACATTTGAAAATGGATTTAAATCACTTAAATTACTTTCATTACTTTCAGTGCTTCTTCTTTCTCTAATAATAACTTGGTCATTGTCACCACCTGAAGTAAAAAATCTTATTCCTGGTTGGGTTCCACCATATTGCAGTCTTGACTCACTAACATTTGTTCCTAGTAATTGAAAATTTTGATTTACAATTAAGTGTGGATCTATCATAACAATAATAGTTAAAACAGTAGAAGTTGTAGCAGCATTACCAACATTTTTTGCTATTATCGTGCAGGTTCCATCTGCTACATCAATAACGCTAACATTAATATCTGATGCGTTTGCACTTATATCTGCAGATGAGTCTATTAAATATGCTTGAACAAAAGAACTAGCGTGTATTCTATTATTAGTAAAAACACATTTATTTTCATCATTTGTTGAATAATTATTTGATTCTAAAGTAATTTTACTTATTTTATTATTTTTAGCTGTACCATCTATAGCACCATTTAAACTAGCTTGATCATAAGTTGCATTAGCTCTATCCATTATAGGTAGTTGATGAAAAAATTCTATTAACTCATATCTATCTTCTGACTGAGATAAAATTCCACCAATATTTAAATTACCTGCACTATCAAGTTTCATAGTCTCAGCACCTGAAGTTGTAAACTTTAAACTATTTTCTGAATGATCATAAGTTATTTTACCTACATCATTATCATTTACATCACCAAAAAATATGTTACCTAGCGAAGATGCTCCAGATAATATTGATAAACCACTATCTGATGAGTTTTCTAAAACTAATTGATTTGCAGAAGAACTAGCAGTTACTGCCCCTGCAGTTACAGATAAAACATGAAGCAATCCATCTGGCTCTACACCACCTGTACCTATACCAACTTTTAAAAATTCTACTTTATCTGTAGATATACTCATAGAGGTACTTTGACCTTTACCTGTTTGAATTGGTTTTAAATTAGTGTCAGTTACTTCAGTTGGAGTTTGAAGTAGTCTTTGATATGTTTGTGATATTGATTTACCTTGTAACGTACTCATTTTATTTTTTCTTTATTTTTTCTATAGATCTACCTGCAAAATACGCACCATAAACTGTTATTAACAGTGTTTGGTATATTGGCACGTAGCTATCTTGTATTTTAAATTCTCCTATGTTGCCATCAAACATTGACAAAACTACAAAAATTACTGTTAAAAAAATACATATTAAAGGTCTAATATTTTTACTAAGCCAGTTATCAGACTTCATATCTGACTCCCACCTTCTAGTTACTTGATCTTGTGCGTCTGACTCTGCCTTTAATAAAAGTTCTTTTATAGCTTTTCTTGCAGCTAATCTTTCTTCTTCTGAGGTGCTTAAATTATCTACAACGTTTCCTATTTTTTCAATAGCACTACCACCTAATATGTTTAATATCTTTTTCAAAAACTTATCTTTGTATATATTTAGGAATATCATCTGCAAATTTATAAGCTGTCTTGCCTAAATCATTTTTATAAGCTTCTAAAATTTGCTTTCTGTTATTATCTTTACTGTATGATATATGAATCCATGAAAAATTAAACTCATTTATCATTTGATCAAATTCAATATTATTGTTAAGAATCCAATCATACATAACTTTGTTATTCATATATCCTTCTTTCCAAAACTGCAAATCCAAAGCTTCACCTTTACAATGCTGACTACGACTACTCCCGCCAATCGCACGATTAAGTTTAGGGTTGCGATAACCACTACTAATCCTAATAGCACCAATACTGCTACGCATAGGTTGAACAACCTGCTTAATAAGGAGCTGGATGTTTTGTAAGTGTTTGGCTGTGGGTGCATTATCTATACCTTTTCTTATAGCTGTATTGCTATGTGTTATTTCACTTAATGAAAAATTTTCGCTTAACTTCATAATTATGTACTTTTAAACCATCAATTTTACACTTAATTCTATCTCATTGAAACTTACTTAATATTATTTTATCTATAGACTTTTGAACTTTTTTTTTATCAGCCTGTAGTTGCATCATAATATTAGGTAGGAATCTCTCTTCCTCTGTTCCATTGTTTAATACTATAACTGTAGGTATAGTCATAATATTAAATCTAGTTTTAAGCTTATTATTTTTTACTATACATAATTTATAAGCTTTACAATCTTTTAAACTATTTAAGAAATCAACTTCATTGTTAGAGTTCCATTCTGCCCAAAACTCTACAACAACTATTCCTTTAGATGTTTTAGAATTAAAATCTTCATCCCCAATAAAATCTTGTGCCTTTAAAAAACAAGGCAGTGAGAAAAAAATTAAAGTCATAATAACTATGACAAAAATTAATATTCTGTCTGACCAATCTTTCATAAATTTATTTTAAATTATCTATCTTTTGTTCTACTCGAACCATTTGTGCTTTTATTTCTTTTACATCCTCTTGAGTTGCCATTATGGTTTGTCTAATAAGTTGGTCTTTCATATCAAACTCCATACGAGTAACCTCTGGGTCTGGGGGAAGTGGAAGTTGTTTTGCCTCTGTTATATCTGCTTGAAGTGTAAACCACATTCCAACTAATGTAAATATTAATGCAGCTATTCCTGCTAAAGTTTT